TTGTTCTTGCCAGTAAAGTGTGGCTTAAGAGAGCAGCCATACTGGGCAAGCCATTGAATCAAGTCATCATCTAGGGCATAGCCCTTCTGATGAGCGTTAATCTCAACGCGAAACTCTTGAGGTCGGTACTTAGCAACCAACTCTTCAATCGTATTACGAATCTTCTGTGGCGTAGGTTCGCTCATGTTAATGCAATCAAGCACGTAGATACGACCATCAAGGGCGTTGTAGTTAATTACCACAAAGGCTGAGTTACCAGTCATAGCAGGGTCAAAACCAATGATGGTATAACCACGTACTTTTGCTGGATGCCCAGGTAGTTCTGGGTTTAGTACTCCACGCTTACGCGCTCCCTTGATACAACCTTGAACCAGCGGAGCGGGGAACGTTGAGTCCTCCGCTATATCTTCCTGCTGGTACACCAGCGCCCAGGTAGAGGCGGTAACTTCACCGCGACGTTTATTTAGCGCTGGCCCGTCCCACTTAGGATACAAACCATCTTCATCAACATCTTCCTCATCGTCGCCATCCCAAGGGATATTAGACTTAGGCCAGAGAGTCACCCAGTCTTTAGGCTTGTCTCCGTATTCAAGAACTGCAGGCATAGCCATGTAGGTAAAGGGGCACTTGCCACTTGACCAGTACTTAGGCTCTCGTAGTTCTTTATAGAAATCTGTAGCGGCAATACGTGTGCCTACAATCAGCAACTTGCCGTTTTTACCCAGACGAGTGATAACTTCCTTCTGCAGCCAGTTAATCTGCTTCTCATACTCATGGGCGTTAGCCGTAGTAATGCAGTCGTCTAGGATAATCAAGTCGGCGCGAGCGCCGTAAATCTGACCACCCATACCAAGGGCTTGGATAGTTGGGTCTTTCTCAGATGAATCACGCGCATCGCCACCAAGATAGACGGTGTCTACTTTCCAGGTATCTGCGTCATTTTTCCATCCGCCCTCAGGACCGAATGCATTCTGCATTTTCTGATAGCGCGGATGCGACAACCTGTTTTTAATCGAATACACGAACTCGCGTGCTTTGTTCAACGTCTTAGAGACCACGATGATGCGGACGTTAGGGTTGATGGCGATACGGTAGGTTGAATAGTTCACCGTTACTACGGTGGACTTAGCATGCTCAGGAGGGACGTTGACCAACATACGGGTCTCGTCTACCTTCTCATAGACCATGCTTGGGTGCAACCAACTAGGGTCGCGCCCTTCAATCAAATCAATCCAGTCCTGATGGTGTGGGAACACCTTTGAGTCCAGGTACATCTCAGAGAACTGAGCAAATGAAATCTCTTCCTTGGGGATACCAAGGGCAACAAGGGAATTGGACTTAGAGTCTAACTTAGCCTGTTCAAGTTTACGGGCAAAGTCTGGGTCTCGGTAAATCCAGATGCGGGCGGTATCGGGCTTAGAGCCAACCTTGGTCATGGCGTTTGCCAGACTCATACCCTCTGCAACCAGTAGGAGCACCTGCTCCTTAGCCTCGTTGCTCTTAGCCGTCTTGGGGTTAGTCGCCCCCTTTTCAAATGTCATCTAGCCCCCTAGAGTAAAGTTGTGGACAGTTGGTAAACAGGGTTGTCCAGCCCGCGGTCAGCCCCGAAGCGACTGAGGATGTGCAGACCCCCAAGGACTCGAACCTTGACAAACCGCTTTGGAGACGGTTGTGCTGCCATTACACTAGGGACCTAAAAGACCCAAGGCGAACCTTCCCATACCTTCTCATATGGGCCGCACACTAGGTACGTGGGTGAGCAAAAATAGACAGACTGCACCTGCCTTGTAGCAGTTTAGTACAGACTATAGTAACAGATGTGAAGAAGGCTCTAAAAAGACTTCTGAACTATTTTAGTCTCTATATATACTTAATCCGTTCAAACAGGTCAAACGAACATTTTCTGTAGATAAACTATAAAACTGCTGGTCAGACTGGGGGTATACTGTTGTACTAGAAATATTTTAGTAGAGATACTATACTATATTACAATCATATTTAATAACTATGGGGTCATACTAGACCCAATAGTTATAGTCTGCGACTCTGTAGTACTGTTAGACTGAGTGCTAGACAGACAGCAGTCTAGACGCAGAGAAAAACCTATCTGCGCCCAGTTAGTTTAAACTGTATATACTGCGATTGCCTATGCTATAGGCTACCCCAATACAGTGGGGGATTGCATCCCCTAAACCCCTGCAGTCTGCCGATGAGTCATGCAGGCTGTCTTGCGAGCGACCACGCTATGCGGCGTGTCATAGCCACGCCCGCCGCGTTGCTCAGTCAAGCCATCAGCATTTAGGTATATCTATCAGTCGCACCATCGTATCGAGGTTCCCAGCCTTGGCAAGTCAGACAAGAAGCCAAACCATTGGCTTCTAAGACTGTCTGACGCTTGATGATAACGATTTGGATAACAATCATAAAGCCGATTGTTACCAAATAGTTATAATCTGCGACCATTGCCAAGCCGATTACCCTGTTCTATAGTCAAGCGTTACTATGGGAACACAGAAGGGGAACGACAGCCTGAGCCTGCCAGCAGGCTCAAAGCGGGCTGTCGTACGTTAGCCTGAATCCGTAATCGGATTCAAAGCATGGCTAACTTAGAATCCCTTTCCCAAAAACGGGGAAAGGTCTAACCCCCCCTTCTTCTCGATTCGATAATGCTATCTGATATCGCATCAGGTAGTAACTACAAAGGAGAAAGACAATGACCACTGTAACTGATTATGCACAGGACGGACTATCCCTCGCTAACATATGTCCAATGTGTATCGAGCAGGAGCAACTATGCGTAGACTGCGTAGACACAGCAGACGCACGACTAACAGATAAGGCTTACGCCTTAGTAGACGAAGGCAACACCCAGTACCGCAGAACTTGGTCACGCCAAGATGACCAGCCTAGCGGTTCAGACTGGATTGGTTCCCAAACCTACGTCCGCCCACAGGGTTGGATAGTTAAGATGACAGAAATATGGAGCGATGAGTGCAAATTGGTGGAGTTGTCGGTCAAGTTCCTTGAGACCGACGAACCACTGGTACGTCATGAGTTTCTGCCACCTATCACCAACCTACAGGACGGTGGTGTGTATGAGGAACTATGGGAACTTGACGACCAGCGCCAAGCCTCACGCGAGCGTGAGTGTGGATACTGCCACCTCATGACACAGCGAATCTTTGCGACTTGCACATCATGCGACAAACCAAGAAAGGTAGGTGAATAACATGACGGACATCCTCATCAACGAAGACGACTGCCCATGTACATATGGAAGTACATGCCCAACAGACGGCAAGCACAAGTAAGAAACTGTTCGGTAGCCCTCTCCCCTACGGGAGGGCTACCTGCCAGTAAGTAAGTATGTAATCAACCAACTAACAAGGAGAACAAAATGCAGAACGTAATCACTATCACAGGTACTATCAAGAACATCCGTACATACACCAAAGAGGGCAAGGGAACAATGCTAACTGGCTGGTTTGACCAGCGTGACGTATCCCGTACCTCAGACGGAACCGCAGACCGAACAGTCTACGTAGTCGGTATGAACATCGTAGCCCTCGATGACTCCACAGTGGGTGAGATTCTCGGTGCATCTAAGGCTGGCACAGAGGTTACCTTACCCGTCACTATCACAGGACGTATGGTCACACGCTTTGACCGCCGTCCAAACGTGCCTCAGGACAAGCAGTACGCACCACAGTTGCAGTTGGAAGTACATGCAGTAGAAGTTAACGCTTAAAGATTAGGGAGGGTGGGTGGCTAAGCAGTCACTCACTCTCCCTTTTTTTATAGTCAAGGCCCTTCGTATAAGTACAGACAACAGCGAGTCCACAAGGAGACAATCATGTATCTATCAGCATCAGATTTCTACGCCATGTTCATAGCAGGTTCAATAGTCTGCTTCATTACTATCATGCTATTGATTGCTAACGTAACACTAAAAGCAAAAGTTAAGTTCTTACAAGACAGACTAAAGCATCAGCGCCGTGAGTGCATGCTAAATCATGCAAAGGTTCCCTTCTAATGTGCGGAGACCATCTAGTACCAGTAAAAGAATGTGGGTGTAGATAATGAGTGAGCCACAGTATTTAGAAGGAGATGACATCGCACTTAAAGACGAATGTGAATCATGCGGTTACTTTATATTTGAATGTGAGTGTGCACCCTACGACCCAGATACGTTACATGACCAGCGCTTTGAAGATTAAGTGCGAAAACTGTGGAGAACTAATCTACATTGACCAGTCATGGATAGCAGTACAAGAACGTATTCGTCAGGCGAGATACCATTCAGACTATACTGGATGCGTTGAATCAACGGATAGAAAGAGGCAAGTCCATGCAACATAAAAGATATGCAGCAATCATGTCTACCTTCTTACTAGCAATTGCTAGTCTGATTGGTATTCCCCTTAAGTCTACAGTCAAGCAATTGCATGATGTAGTAGACCCAACATGTGAACAGCCAAGTCCTAATTACTGGACACCTTATATGTCTAAGACTTATGCACGTGGCTACATGGCTATTGAATACCCAACATGGGGTAGAGCAGAGTGGAGAGCACTGCTCAAACTATGGGGTAAGGAATCAGCATGGGACCACAATGCAGACAACCCTAACTCCACAGCATACGGAGTAGCACAAGTCCTAAAGACTAAGCCTGGAACCCCAGCCCCTCTCCAGATTGAGAAGGGGCTGGAGTATATCTCTCACAGATATGGAAAGCCTTCAATCGCTTGGTCTCATTGGCGAAAGCATGGGTGGTACTAATGAAGTATATAGTTCAAGTAGAAATTGAGGTTGAGGCAGATGATGACGACGCTGCTCTCTTCTGGGTGCGTGATGCAGTAACTATGTATGGCGTACCAATGTCAGTAAACAAATGGATAGCAACAACAATCAAAGGAGAAAACAAATGAACGCAGTAACAGTAGAGCAAGTCAAGCGTATCGCTGACGAAGGTAAGCAGGCAGCAGATGGTTCCTTTTCTGAAGGTAGCCTTCAGCATCAGTATGCTGCTCAGTATATTGAGAAGTTTTTAACTACATTCGATGACATATCACACCGAACAGACGAACCTGAGTACTCAGAGTTCTGTGCCGCAGCAATCAATGCTCTTCGTGATATACAGGTACGTGACTATGTACTTGGTATTATAAATGCAGATAATGTTTCAACAATCAAGCGTGCTCTTAGTAATCTTGCAGAGGTAACACCTGAGGAATACTCAGCACCAGTAGATACATTGCTTGCTCTTACATACTATGAGTTAGACAATACAGATACAGCACTTGAGATTCTTGAAGGCGTTAAGGAGTATAGCCTAGCCACCCTGCTAACCCGCGTGTTCCAGGCTGGCTGGCCTAAGGAAGCATTCCAAAACATGCGTGAAGAACTACACCCTAAGGTAGTATCAACTATCTTTCCAGACAAGGAGTAATCATGGGATTAGATATGTATTTATACCGCAAGACAGTTAATGAAGTTGCTTACTGGCGTAAGGCTAATGCTATTCATGGGTGGTTCATTAGAAATGCAGGAGTTGAAGACAACTGCATGACTATTCAGGTAAGCATGTCTGACCTATACACATTGCGTGATGACATTCAGAAAGTACTAGATGAAGGAACAGAAGAAGCCATTATGGAACTACTTCCACCTACATCTGGATTCTTCTTCGGAGGTACAGAAGTAGACGAGTATTACTGGATGAATCTAAAGAGTACTCTTAGAAAACTAAATGAAATCATAGAGAACAATACAGAAGACCAAGAGTTTGAGTATCAAGCATCATGGTAAAGGAGAGAGACAATGGCTAGACTAAACACATCATCATGGACACGTGGTGGTACAGCAGTAAAAGCAGGCTCGGCTGCGGAAGCAGCGTCACAAGCAGGTCTTAACTGGGAAGTATCTCCAGTACCTATCCAGGCATACCGCAATCGAAATGTAAATCCATATGAGATTGTAACTGATTACTATTCAGTACCCAAGAAGCAAGGTATCTTGCGACTAGATACTGAGCAGATTATCGGTGTAGTTGGTGACAAGTACAAGGTAGTGCAGAACATGGAAGTATTCAATGCACTAGATGCATTAGTAGATTCAGGTGAAGCACGCTATTCAGCAGCAGGTGAGTACAATAACGGCGCTAACATCTGGATGGTAATGGAATTACCTAACGGTGTGCAGGTAGCCAATGACCCACACGCTGCATTCCTACTAGTCCAGTCATCACATGATGGTTCAGGTGCAGTACGTATCCGTCCTATCATTGAGCGTATCTTCTGCGCTAATCAAATCAACCGATTGATTACAAAGAACAAGGCTAATGACTACACTTATACAATGAAGCACACGACTAATGCAAGTCTATCAGTGCAAGACATCCGTGCTATTACTCAGTTAACATATCAATCTATTGCTGAGTACGAGCACACAGCAGACGTGCTGCTTAATCGTGGAGCCAATCACATGCGTGCTAGAGAAATCTTCCGCAAGGTATGGGCGCTACCATCTACAGTAGAGAGCAAGCCTTATGACCTACTCACACAAGGTGAGCGTCGTCAACAGACACTTGCATATGCAGCCCGTGATAAGGCATGGGAAATCTATCAGAACTCTGAGACTCAAGCCAACATCCGAGGTACTGACTTTGGTATCTGGCAGGCAGTAGTAGAGTATGCAGACCATCATGCTTCGGGTGGCTCCGAACGGCTCGCCGTTGCCACCCTCAGTGGACGCAGTGACAAACTCAAAAGCAAAGCACTTGAACTAGTGCTTGCCTAACCAAGGAGAAACATGAACACAATCCAGATTACAAACGATGAAGGACAGACAGTTAACTATACAGAAGAGGAAGTTAAGAATGTCCTTAGACTTCGCAAGCAGCATCAAGAACTCGCAGACTCAGCCAACACAGAACTCCGTAAGATTCGTAATGAGGTACGTGACTTCTTCAGTGAAGGTGAATGGGATACTGGTGAGCAGACAGTCAACAAGGGAGATGTCAATTTCCTTCTTGAACGTATCGGCTGCAACAAACTCACAACAGTATACCGAGGTGCAGCAACAATCTCATTTGACTTTGAAGTAGAAGCAGAAGATGAAGACGACGCACGTACTATCATTGAAGAGTATGCCAACGTTAGTTCTCATGGCTTTGACTACAGCAATGAGTCGGTAGTCGTAGACGAAATCGACGAGAACTACTAATGAGTTCAATTGTTTGGGTAGCATTTTGCGGTGAGTGCGACAATCAATTGTCAGACTCGGAAGCCCGTCGTGAAGAATGTCCTGAATGCGAATTCAATAGGAGTATGAACTCAGATGACTACTAATCAACCATATGTACCATATGCTGGTACTGCTGGCTGGTCAGGCACAGATACTAGCCAAGAGAGGGCTATGATTAACCTGCGTACTGGCAAGGAATATAACAACCAGCAAAAAGCGTTAGCACTATTAAAACAAGCAGGTGGTCAGGGCTTAACTTGGAAAGAGTTAAGCGAACAGACAGGCATGCATCACGGCACGGCTAGTGGCGTGTTGTCAGTGCTACACAAATCAGGTGCTATAATTAGAACAAGAACTATATCCGATAGATGCAAGGTCTATATGGATATATCATTTGCTGACCAAGTAAAGCACGAACCATATATAGAAAAGAAAAAGTCTTGTCCACAATGTGGACATCAGTTGTAGTCTAGCCGTTCACTAGGCTACAATACTATGACTAGGGTGGGTAGGTTTTTTATCTCTCTCCTTGTCCTACCTGCCCTAGTTTAATCAAAGGAGAATCATGGCAGAATTAGTTATACCAAGAGATAGATACGGCAGACCAATGGTTGTGCCACCTAAGGGTGGTAAGCCAGTGCCGTATACACGCACTACTACAGTTGCTGGTTCATTAGATGATGGCACTGCGCTAGTTGCATGGAAGTTACGCATGGCAGCAGCAGGTCTTACTCTACGTCCTGACCTACTGCTAGCAGCATCAGCCCATCGAGACAATAAGTTAGAGATGGATAAGTTAATTGAAGATGCACTAGAAGCAGCAGGTGCTAGCCGTCAGGCTAACATTGGCACTGCAATCCACACACTAACTGAGAAGTTAGATAGGGGTGAAGACCTTGGTGTTATCCCTGATGACTATGTTGCAGACATACAAGCATATGCAGATGCAACAAAAGATTTCACTAATGTAAACATCGAACAGTTCTGTGTGCTAGATAAGTATAAGATTGCTGGCACACCTGACCGCATCGTTGAGTACAAGGGTGAGAAGTTCATATCAGACCTCAAGACAGGTAGCATTTCTTATCCTAATAAGATTGCTATGCAGTTAGCAGTATATGCACACGGCTTGCCGTATGACCCTGCTACGGCAACCCGTGGTTCTTGGGGAGACATCAACACAGAGAAAGGTATCATCGTTCACTTGCCTGCTGGCAGTGGTCAATGTACACTTCACTTCGTTGACCTCAAGCATGGCTGGAAAGGAATCGAACTAGCCATGAAAGTACGTAAGCACAGAGAAGCAAAGAAAATATCAACCCCGTTTCAAGGAGAATAAATGTCACACTCAGAAGCACCTATCAGCATCAACCTCAAGACAAAAGCAGGCACACAGTTAACACTTCGTGCTAACACACCTGATGAGTTCACATCAATTACTGCTGCTATTTATCCAATCGTAGAAGCAATTGAAGAAGTCGAAAAAGCAGTGCAGAGCACTGGTTTTAGCGCACCTGCGGCAACACCTACTAACCCAGCAGTAGGTTACCTAGCCAACTCAATGGGGGCAACAGTTGTATCTGAGTCATGGAACTCACCACAACCAACCAATCCACCAATCAGTGGACCAGCAGTCGGTGGTCAGCGCATGTGTCCTCACGGTGCAATGACTCGTATCCATGGCTTGCAAGGTAAGTTCGGTCCATACAAGGGACACTTCTGCCCAGCAAAGCAGGGCGACCCAACCAAGTGTGCTACTCAGTATGTCAAGGCGAACACACCAGAGTTCGCTACATTCGTAGCCGACCAGACAAAGTAGGAATATGAAAACACTACGCCGTAGCGTAGGCAAGGCAGAGGTAGGCGGGGAACCATTACCGCCACCTTTCCAAGCCTTTGCTAGAGAGGGAATTATTCTACGGCGCTCAGAGATAACAGTAATTGCTGGCACTCCTGGTGCTGGTAAGTCTAGTATCGCATTGCATATCGCAGCAAGATTAAAACAACCAACACTATACTTCTCTGCTGATACCAATGCTCATACTATGGCTATGCGATTACTTGCACTTCGTGCGCGTATCCCACAGCAACAAGCAGAACATATGCTTAAGACACAACCAGATACAGCCGAGTCTATCTTGCGTGAGTTTGGAAATATGTATTGGTCATTCGAACCAAGTCCAACACTGCGTGATTTAGATGAAGAAGTATCTGCATTCGAAACTATCTGGGGTAGGTCTCCTACACTTATAGTTGTAGATAACCTTATGGACATCGCAATCGATGGACATGAAGAGTTTGCTGGCATGCGTCAAGTCATGAAGGAACTTAAGTACCTAGCCCGTGACACTAACGCAGCAGTTCTAGTTCTACACCATACGCAAGAAGGTGCACCAGGTTATCCGTGCCAGCCACGCTCAGCGTTGCAAGGCAAGGTTGCACAGATTCCTGCTATGGTGTTAACTGTAGGTCAGATGATGGCAGGGCAGGACATGTATATGTGCGTAGCCCCTGTTAAGAATCGCTATGGCAAGGCTGATGCAACTGGTAACACATACATATCGTTATCATTTGACCCAGCATCTATGCATCTAGAAGATATTGTCCGTGACTACAGACAGGAACAAGTACTTATATGAGTAACGCAGCCAAAGCCAAAGGCTCAGGAGCCGAACGCGATGTAGTTAAGTACCTCAAAGAGAACGGCTTTCAGTATGCTGATAGGCGTTTGGCTGGTGCTACTCTAGATAAGGGCGATGTTTCAGGTATACCTGGAGTTACAATCGAAGTAAAGAACCATGCCAAGATGAACCTTGGCGGATGGACAGAAGAATTGCTCACCGAAATGAGCAATGACGGGGCATGGACAGGCGTGGTGTGGCACAAGAAGAGGGGACGGGGAAGCCCTGCAGATTGGTACTGCACCATGCCTGGCTATGTTTGGGTAGACCTATTAAAGAGAGCACTCAATGGAGAAACCAAGCATTGAAGATTACCTGCACCATATAGGTGCAGAAGTACCAGCACGTGGTAGTGGCTGGCGCAAGATGAAGTGTTGCTTCCATCTTGACAGTCATGCAAGTGCAGCAGTAAATTATGATAAGAACGCTTTTGTCTGCCACGGTTGTGGCGTCAAGGGCGATACTTATTCGCTAATCATGGAGAGAGAAGGGATGAACTTTAGTGAGGCTAAACAATTCGCAGAGAAGTTTTCTACTACAGGCAACTCAGAGATACGGGGAAACAATCGACGTAGCGACAGACTATCTGTCAAACCGTCATCTCTCGGTAGAAGAGGCAAAGGTCTTTCACTTGGGGGTGGTCGTAGACCCGCTGCCAGGGCATGAGCCATACAAAGGTAGGCTTGCTATCCCATACATCACGCCATCAGGCGTGGTAGATATTAGATTTCGTGACCTAACAGGTACACATGACGCTAAGTATATGGGATTAGTTGGTGCTGAAACTACTATGTTCAACACTCAAGCAGTCTTTGCAGCAGATGATTACATCTGTGTCACCGAAGGTGAGTTCGACTGCATTATGATGAGTGTCAAGACTAATCACCCAACAGTTGGTATTCCAGGTGCTAATAACTGGAAGAAGCACTACTCTAAAATCTTAGATGATTTCGATACAGTAGTAGTACTAGCCGACGGTGATGCACCAGGGCTAGAGTTTGGGAAGAAGATAGCCCGTGAACTAGGTAATGTAAACATTATCAGTATGCCAGACGGAGAAGATGTTAACTCAATGATGATTAAGAAAGGTAGTGACTGGCTTGACGAACGAATCAGAGAATGCGTTGCCGCTGGATGATAAGTTTTGGGAGCATGCAGCCCATCTAGATTTTAAGATGGTAATTAATTTATCACCAACTAAATCTATAAATATCTTACAGGCTTTATATGATGTTTACTCAGCAATTGATAAAGACCCAGAAGGCGCTAAGTTCCTCATTACAGGACTGGCTGGTCTTATGTTATCAGCCAAGTATGGTAAGACCGATGAGGTCTACACCGATATGATAGTTAGTGCAGCACGTAAAGACATGGACGCAGGATTAGAGGAGTTACTTAATGAAGAATCCCAATGATGCAGCACAGATTGCTAAAGAACTACTAGAGGTTCTTTACAAGAAGCATGCCGACTATGGACCAATGAACATTGCAGGTGCGCCTGGTGGTGCAATGAATGGTCTACGTGTCCGTATGTATGACAAGTTAGCACGGCTTAACAACTTAGTAGATAGTGGCGACACGCCGAATTACGAATCAATTGAAGATACGTTCTTAGACCTAGCCAACTATGCAATAATTGGGCTACTAGTCCAGCGTGGACAGTGGGAAGGTTTACCCGATTATGACGCAAAAAAGAGTAGTAGTACTCAGCGACCTACAGATACCGTATCAGAACAATACAGTGGTGCAGAGCACGCTGGATTTTATCCGATACTATAAACCAGATGAACTCTGGTGTGTAGGTGATGAACTAGATGCACCAGAACCTAGTCGTTGGAACCGAGGTATGGCTGGCGAGTACGCAGGTACCCTACAAGCAGGCATCGATGAGACCAGAGAAATCATTACTGATTTCAAGAAAGCACTAGGTAAGAACAAACCGTTTTATATTCAACGCAGTAATCATACAGACCGCATTGATACTTACATCCGTAAGAATGCCCCAGCGTTCAACTCTCTACGTTCACTAGAGATTGAGGAATTGCTGGGGTATAATGCTTTAGGTGTGACTTATCTTCATAAGATGAACGAGTTACTACCTGGCTGGGTAATGGCACACGGAGATGAAGGCAAGTTGTCTCAGACTCCAGGGGCTACAGCGCTAGGTCTAGCCAAGCGGCTAGGCAAGTCAGTAGTCTGCGGACACACGCATCGCGTGGGTTTGCAACATGAAACAGTTGGCATGTATGGCAAGACTAATACTCTCTTTGGATTAGAGGTCGGGCATATGATGGATATGAAACAGGCTGATTACCTATCAGCAGGCACAGCCAATTGGCAGCATGGCATTGGAATCCTTGTGCAATCAGGTACAAAAGTAACACCATACGCAGTGCCTATCATTAACGGGGAGATTAATCTACCGTGAATTACATTCAAGATTATAACGACATGGTTCAGACACTAGCGAGTGAGTACTATCGCAAGTACTCTATGCTAGAGCGAGATGACATTGCACAGGAATTATGGGTGTGGTTCGTTGCCCATCCTCGCAAGTATAAAGAATGGTCAGAGTTAGAGGCTAAAGATAGGGACAAGTTAATTGCTAAATCGTTACGTAACGCGGCTCTTAAATATTGTGAGAAGGAAAAAGCCCGTAAGTCTGGGTACGATGCCAGTGACCTTTACTACTACGATGCCAGCGTTGTTGAAGCATTCTTACCATCAATCATTGCAGGCACATATGCAATCCCAGTTAGTATCCAAGACCTCAACGCTAAGTTCGGGAGCGGTAACGTTTCAGACGGCAACAACTGGCTCGCTTTACGAAGCGATATTGCAGCAGCATTTGAGAAGTTATCAGATGCAAAGCAAAACATACTCCGCTTACGGTTTAGTATAGATTCACCTGACTGGGCGTTGCTATCTAAGGATATGGATAGCACACCAGATGGTGCGCGTATGAAAGTTCAGCGTGCAATCAATTCACTCATTAAAAACTTAGGCGGATGGAGACCATACCATGACAGTGAAGAAGATGTTCAACAAGCATTGGCAAGTGAAACCCGAGAGGGAGATGACTCCTCAACCGATTGATGTAGAAACAATTGCTAAGGCAATTGAGACTGATGAGTTCTGGAAGTCGCCAGAGTTAAACGAACGACAAGTACATGCAGTGCTGGCTATGCGTTTACGCATGGCTAAGTTAGTCAGGAATTATCGTGAACGACCTTAGAGGCGAGCCTACCTTCGCATGTATATGTGGTTGTATGGTATTCAAAGTTAATGTCATGTGGGACCAAGACACCAGAGCAGTAGGTTGGTATGACCTAGCACAAGAGTGCATAGAGTGCGGAACAATTACTACCGCGCCAACAGAGATAGATGGATGTGAATAATGACCCACGATGAATTAGTATCTGCCATCAAGAAGGGCGTTGTTATGGTTGGGCAAAGGATGGCAACACACGAGGAGGGTGCAAACCTATATCGTAGAACTGTTCTTGCAGTAGTGGAATTGCATCAACCACCAGCAGAGTATGACGATAACTTTTGTCATACTTGCGAAGACACTTACCCCTGCAAAACCATTCAGGCTATCGAGAAGGAGTTGAAGTGATGGCTACATATGAATACAAATGCCCACAAGATGGGCAGGTAATGACTGTGCGTAGACCAATGGCAGAAGATGCACCTGATTATTATTGTGAACTTTGCAATAGTGTAATGCAGCAGGTATATTATCCTAACCATGTTAAGTTTAATGCTCCAGGATTCTACTCAACAGGTGGCTAATGAGTGGAAAAGAAGAAGACCTACAAGAACGTAATGATATTGACTATTGGATTGATTACTGGAATGATTGGGCAGACAACTTCATTGGATAGGAAATCATGGAAGAACTAAAGTGGATGGACAAGGCGGGTTGTATCGGTCTAGATACCGAGCACTTCTTTGCAGGAGATGAAACAAAAGTATATGACAATAAGCCTTTGCTCCAGAGAATCTGTACTAACTGTGATGTACTAAAAGAATGCCAAGAGTATTCCTTGCGCTATGCAGTGCTAGGATGGTGGGGTAATACCTCAGAAAAACAACGTCGCGAGAAGCGACAACAACTTAATATCACACCGATTGCAATCGTATCAGAAAGAGTGTATGAATAATGAGTTATGAAATTGTATCAAGCGTAGTATTCGCTCTTATCCTTTTCCGTCTTATTGAAGATGGAGTTGAATATGTAGCAGAAAAACTCCTCCAGCGTAAGCGCGACAAAGAGTTCAAGGATTTGATGGCTAAACTAGAGGCAAACTTTTCTTCTGGTCGGTTAACAAACTATGACGACAAGACCTGTGGCGATGAGTACTGTGACATCTGTAATGATGACGAAGGCACTATTTCAATCCCAGTAGTCAAGCGTAAGCCAGCCAAGGCACAGCCAGTACGACGACCAGTCAAGAAAGCAGTAGCCAAGAAGAAGACGGTTAAGAAGGCTGCACCTAAGCGCAAGTAATTGGTGGTGCTGGGCTTAACTGGGCTCACGCGTGGCTGGCAGAAGACAGCACCTTCCTTATTAAACAACAAAAAGACCCCCGCCTGGTAGGTTAAAGTACCAGAGCGGGGGCTTTCGTGTCTCTACGGGGCTGCTAGGCCCCTTAAATGGGTATTACTTACGTCCGAATTCAGGCGCTGACTTGTCAAGTGCCTTCATAATTGGACCTACTAGACCAGCAAGGAATGCTGTAGCCAATACTTTAGGGTCATGCTGACCTGCTGTGTATAGGGCAACTACTGATGCTGCTGCAGCACGGGCATATGATAGACCGATTTGCTTTGCCTTATTCTTATCAAACATAGTGTCCTCCTTAGGACTTGAATACTGGCTTGCCAAAGCCTACGATATAAACTGGCAGGGACTTTTTAATCTTTGAACCATTCTTAGGCTTGTATGCACGTATCTTCTGGCATACCTGACCACCATTGCGCTGGTCGCCCTTCTTATCAGGGCTAGTGTTGCCCTCAATGCAGGTTACAGTTCCGTCTCCGTTGTCTTTAACCACGATTCCAACGTGACTAATACGGTCAACGCCATCATTGGGAAAATCAAAGAACACAATATCCCCAGGAAGTGGAGTCGCTTCATCTACTTTCTCCCACTGCCCCTTCTTGATGAATGCCGTGGCTCCAACAACTGTGCTAACGCAGTTAGGAATCTTAAGCCCAACTTCGTTCGCACACCAGTTAACAAACGAACCACACCACGGTAGGAAGTTTGCCTTAGTGAATGCACCATACTTAGTTTCATTGTCCTTCGGCCCCTCTACTACGCCGAGTTCTCCTCGGGCTGTCATTATAAATTGATTACGCTGTCCCATTTACATACTCTTTCGCTTAGATGCTGCAGCCTTTTTAACAGCGCGAGCACGTGACTCAATAAGTTGTGCACGTCCAGCAGTTTTAGATAAATCATTCTTACGATTTACTTGGATTGCCTTAACCATCTTTGCTTCCTTAGGAGAGCGAGTTGCTACAAGTTGCGTCTTGTCTTTAATTACACCTTGCTTTTTTGCAATTGAGAATGTCTTATCGCTATACTGACCACGCTTATAGTTCTCTTTTGGATAGGCATCTTTAGCCTTTTGAATCTTACCTGCTTCTTTGCTGCTGATTTTACGTGCCATTATTCACTCGCTTTCTTGTCTACTTTTGCAAATGCTGCATTGATTTCTTCTGCAGATAGATTACCATCTGCAAGGAAGAACCGAGCCAGTGCTTCCAACACGCGTGCTGCGCCTAGCGCACCCGCTAGTACTGCTGCCTGCCATACTTCAATACCGACAAGTGAGCCAGCACCAATTACACCAAGCGCTTCTGCTGCAATGACGGCAAGGATGCGCATCATTACATTCTTAAATGTATCCATAGTTATTCCTTTGGGTTACGTAGTCTGAATGTCACAACGTGTGCGATAAAGGTAATCACAATGAAGTAACCAACAACTGCTTTGGCTGACCCCTCAAGTACTACCCATGCAATGAACATTCCGAGGAATGTCCACAACTGATTGGCTAAATCTGATAAGAAGTTCTTCATGGTTTTCTCCTATAGGCGGCTGCTCCAGCGGCTGATGCCGCTGCTTGTGTTGCTATGCCCCCTGCGATAATGGCTGAGACCACTACCTTTTCAGATTGTTCTCTTACTTCTGGTGACATGTCTGCACCAACTGAACCTAGCGCAGTTAAAACTGCGCCTGGGTCTGTAAATAGTTCTGATAATAATTCTGTTGGACTCGACAGTAATGCTACTGCTGCCGCAACTTCTTGTGTTAAGATAACTCCATTGTCTAAAGTGACTGTTGGAGGTTGGTATGCAATTTCAGGCTGAGATGTTGGTGCAGGTTCTACAATTGGCTGAGGCAAAGGCAGTGGAGTTGGTGCGGGCTGTTCCTCAGGAGCAGGGTCAGATGGAGTCTCACTCGTATCTTCTACTACTGGAGGTTCAGAAGGTGCGTCGGCAGGCGGTTGCTCTGCAGGCGCTGGCGGAGCAGGCTCTGGTGCAACCTCCTCTAATGGAGACTCCTCTGGTATCGGCTCAGGCAAAGGCTCAGGCACTATCTCAGGCTGAGGCTCAGGTTGAGGTACTACCACCACAGGAACTGGTTGAGGTTCCACTACAGGGACTGGAATAGGCAATGGAGTTTCTGTTGGGACTGTTGGCGTTTCTACTGGGATGGTTTGTGTGCTGGATTCAGATGTCTGCGTATCAACGACAGTTGCAGTCTCGAGAACCAAATCCTGAGGTGGTAAGACTACAGAACTTGTATCTTGAATTGAAGGAGATAAAGGAGTTTCTGCAGTCTGAGAATCAGAAGTTGTACTTTCGGAATCAAGAACTGGCAGAACAGTACCAGTCTCGGGAACACTTAATTGAGTCTCTGTTTCTTGAGGTGAAGAAGGGACAGTTGACGTTTCCTCAGAAGGAAGAACTTGTGCAGTATGAGTCTCAGTCGTGGCAGTCGGGCTATCCACAATCGGCAGCACACCCTGATAGTACCGAAGAGATAAGTCGCTAACGCTAGTAGTAATAAAAGTTCTATACTCTCCAGCATATCCACCTTCGCAGTACAGACGGGCGATATCTCCCTTACCATTAAAGAAGATGTTACTGTTATCCCATCCGACTGTATTAGTACGCTGAGTTCCGTCGGACTTCGCACAGGTAATTGTCACTTGTCCAGTCTGCACAGCATTTGCTGTGCCTATGAATCCAAAGCCAACAAACAATCCTAAGACTATTGCTGCGTACTTACTTGCCTTTCTCCGATAGGAGAAGATAAATTTGGTCAACGCGTTGTTCAACTCGGTCCAATCGTTCGGTGTTGATATTAACTGCGTCCCTCATGCTGCTACCTGAATTGGGTTTCAGTTCGCTTAAGTAATGTTGTACTAGCCAACGAATTGCTGCTGTAAATCCAACAATCAAAGTCATTACGGCTACGGCAAAGCCAGCCCATTCTGCTGCTGTCATTATACTGTCCTCACCACAATCTCAATGATGCCACCGTTACCAGTAAACTTACCTGATGGCGGTGTCGCTCTTGTAAATCTAACTCGTTCAATCTGCACTTGACGTAACTCTTTTGTATTTAAGTCTTGCCATAGGATAATATCTCCTGGCTCTTCAAGTGCTTCTAACTGTAAGATTCTATCTTGTGCTCTATCTTCGTAACCAACTTGTACTCCGTTACGGTCTGTCTCTACGTCATAGCAGTAGACAGGGAACTGAATAAGCCTCTGTCGAGGCGTAGCAATAGTAGCCTTAGCCTGATAGCCCTTAAATATTGGACCAGCAGATGTAGTTGTAGCATCACGATTGAATAAAAACTTATAGGCTACATACTCGGCAGCCGTAGTCGGCTGGCTGGTTGCAACTTCAACTGAATCTACAACTGAGTCATACGTAATGTGGTCATAGACTGTGCCATTCTTATCGACAGTTGCAAGTGTAAGCATACCCTTGCTAAAGTCACCGCGTCCAACAAGACGTTTAAAGTTCTTAGGCTCAAGTGTTCCAAAGCGAATATTGCCTGTAGTTAAATAACCAGATTCACGTAGAGTAGATTCTGATTCAGTATAGATAGCACCATTAGTGATGTCATAGGCTGTGCAGAATGCAAGGCGATTAGTTGTACCAATAAATGCGACACCAGTTGTATAGTGTTCAGTAGTCTGAGTTACCTGCAAGTCATTGGCATATGCCATGCGTAGTGTGCTAATTTCGTTTTCTAAGTCAAGACGAATAAGGCCAGCATCAAGTGAGCCGATGCCAGATGCAACCCAGACAAATCGGTCACGACCAGCAAAGTCGTAGACTGGCTGGCTTGTCTCTACAATAAGTGGACCATAATCTAGTGAACCATCTTGGTCATTGACTAGCGCTACACGGATACCCTTGTTTGTACCAATGCACATGTATCCAAGGTAATAGTAAATCTTTTCTACAATCTCACCTGCAGGTAATTCAGCAGCAACTACTGCTGCTGTAAGCGTAGGCATAGCACCTGCAGTAGTAAGGGTGTACTTCTGAATAGTTGAGTAGATACCTGAGTGACCTGCTGTATAAATAGCAGGACCTGATGCCGCCACAGATGTGTAGTGGTAGTTAGTATTAGGATTTGTGTATACAGGTGAAGGCAAAGAACCTGTAGCGTTAGTTGGTATTTCATATACTGCGTTATTGACGCATAGAATAATGCGGTCTTTAATAAACTCCATAGCAGCATATGTAATTGTAATGCTATTTGCAGTAAGCATAGGTGACGGAATAGTTGTAGTATTATCTGTAAGCAACTTCTTGTACATATGCAGGCGTGGAGTACCACTAATAGAAGCGTTAGTTACCCAGTATGCATATACACCATCATCACAGATAGCATAAACTGGCTCTGCTGAGCCAGCATTATAGTCAATAAAGTGAACAGGACTTGCGCCTGGAACAATCTTATCTACATCATAACCATCGTGCAATAGCACGGCATTAGTACCATTGTATTGAATAGAACGCACGTGCTGGTTAGCATGCTGATGGTCTGAGCCAGTTACAGCAGCAGTAGTAATATGGTTTTCAGTTACTTCTTTAAGTAACCTAACTTCACCCTTGGTCCAGACATCTACGCCTTGGCTATCGTTAAAACGATAGTGGCCTGACTCATCATTAGTTAGTGGGTCATAGAAGTTAATACCTGAGCCACCATGAAATGACATCTGACTACGCAGCCACCAACCAGTGAGCGATTGCTCACCAGGCTCTTGACCGTTATCAAACTGGTCTTTCTTAAATGGTGCAGTCTCACGAACGTATTCGTTCTTGTCAGTAACTGCTGATATAAATGGCATGCCACCGATTGCAAAATCGTATGAGATATTAGTGTTCTGCCAGATAGCATCCGTAGATACAATACCAACATCTGCAATACCACGTGCAATAGGGAGACTATCGGGGGCTAATGCCCACTCATTGCCATCACCTTCGGTTATGTCGCGACCAGCCACGTTACTCCTTAGATAGAAAAATTAGTTGAGCAGTTTAGACCCATGCTCAGGGGTATAACTATTTATTATTCTGCTGCTGTAATAACTGGCTGTTCAAATGTTTCCCCATCATATTTAAAACCGATATGAGCAGGATTGGCATCAGTATATTCAACACAAGTAAGGCAAGTTGCTTCTTCTGCAACTGCTTTGCTATCTGCTGAAATTACATTAACAACAATTTCATTTTCAATAACTGCAAAGTTCATTTTTATCCTTTACTAATTTGTTTTACCAAAATACTGCTACGGCTCCTGCATTACCTACTGTGCCAGGTGTTGTTCCACCATTTCCGCCAACACCAATAGTTGGGTAAGAAGAAAAGTTAGAATTCAATCTAGCAAGAAATGATGCTAGAGAACCGCCAGGAGCGCTTCCAACATTGTTACCACCGCTTCCTCCAGCAGTATTTGGATATGTTCCAATAAATTGACTGTAAGGTGTTGAATAATATGAATTTCCATTGCTTGCAAGAATGCCGCTAGCAGCGCCAGGTGTTCCATTTCCAGAGCCGCTTACTCCACCACCTGCTACTATTCCACCTGCGCCAGCATATGTGTAACCGCCTAATCCACCGTGGATTGTTCCACCAGCGCCAATAGTTACAGATGTAAAACTTGGCATCCAACCCATCCAAATATTTCCACAGCCGCCACCTGCACCACGAACTGTTCCATAGTCACCAGTTGCGCCACCCGCGCCACCGCCTGACATAACAACAAAAACGAAGTCTGGCTGACCAGAAATTCCTGTTGTAGTAGTAGTATATATGTTGCGGAATGTTACATTTGCTGGAATTGTTCCAACGGCAACTCCTACTCCAAATGATGCAACAGCACCAGTTGAAGGTGCAGGGAATACTGATTGACCCATATTATGCCACCTCTACGCCAGAGATATGAAAGTTAACTGTAGTTGCTGATGCAAAACCAGCAATAATTTTTGTTGTTGCAAGTGTCTGCTTTAAGTCAAACATTGCTGTTGAATTGGCAGCAAGCGCAACTGTCTTAAATAAATCAACACCGTCAAGTGTGATTGTAAATGTTGCAGCAGATGCTGCTGAATTTGTTACTACAATATTAGTCACGATTGTAGTTGTGCTTGATGGCACTGTGTATAGAGTTGTGCTTGATGTTGCTGCTGCTGTTCTAGCCAGCGCCTTAGATGTTGTAGCCATTAATTACTACCCTTTCGATTAGATAAGTTGTTGCTTAATTTCTTTAAGAATCAAATCTTTCATCCTTGAATCATTAAATCTTTGATACCTTTTGGCAAGAGACTGCCCAGCACCCCAGGTTTTTTTGCTATTTGAACAAGAACGAAGATACGCTGCAATAGTTCCATTCATTTGATACCTTTGAACATTTACTTTTTTGTCTGTCTTAAACTCAACATAAAACAGAGGTTCTTGTTCTTTAATGTGAAACTCGCCTTTCATGTTCCACATCTGCATTTCCATTGGATATGGTCTAAACCATTGTCCAATATCAAATTGACCTGGAATGCAAGTTCCATACTTGGTATACTGCGGCTCATGCAACATAGGCGGGGTAAACACCGCCTCTAAAGGTTCATCAGCAAATACACTATAAAATAAATTAAAGTTAACTAATGGACCTTTAGCAATCGTTGGAGGTCGTTTGATTGAATAACTTAAAAATGTTTCTGATGTTGGCTGGAACCAATTGTCTTCTGGCTTTTCATTTGTATAGTCAAACTCATAAGACGAAGCCAAATCATTGCGAAACACATAAGTCTTCTTAAACTTATCCCTAGTTGCTGGACATGAAAAAAATGTATCAACGCCAGCATTAGATGTTTTTTGTTTCTGTAATTCATTAAACAAAGATACTGGTTCTGGATATAGCATATTCCATTCGCCAATATCTTCTAGTTCCCATGTACTTACAGGGGACCAGTAGACATTAATTGTGTCTTTATCTTCCATGATGCACATTCCCTCTACTTAGAGATGATTGTGTCAAGTACCCAATTCAGTTCTGATTCTACCCATCGATAATATGTTTTATCATCTTGAACTTCTGGCTTAGGAACTGGTGGTTGCCATACGCAATCATCATTTAATACCCAAGATGGGAATGGTTTCTGTGGAATAAACGCACCATCAGTTCCCCACGACTCATCAAAGGTGAAGCCAATATTAGCATAATTATATCTAAATGGGACTCCACCAGTTTTATGCTGATTCCCCCAAGTGTTGAAAGATGTGCGCTTACAAGTCTGTCCACTTTCTTGTGAGTAAACTTCTTCCCAGTTATGGGATAAATCAGTCTCATCTTTACCATTGATTACATTTGTAACTACATTATTTTCGTCGAGTAGAGCATAGTGTCCCATTACCAATTCACCGACCCTGTTCCTCCTGTAAATGTGTAAACTTTATAACCTGAACGCGAAGTAGTATCAAGAGTGTACGTCAAGCCAATGCCAATAGAAGCAAGGTTTGAGTATGAGTTTGGGTAAGCAATAATGACAACACCTGAGCCACCATTACCACCATACTGAGGAGTAGTATTAAAGAACGTCATACCACTACCACCGCCACCAGAGCCTGTATTGACTGTTGCGTTGCCTCCAGCGGAGGCATAGCCACCACCACCGCCGCCACCGCTACCGCCGTTAGCGCCTGGGCTTCCGCCATCCCAGCCACCAGCACCACCACCGCCGCCTGCGCGGGTTACAGAGGTTCCTGTAATGCTAGAAGCACCACCAGCACCGCCAGATTGACCCAAAGAGCCACCGCCGTTAATAGAACCACCACCACCACCAGTTGAACTGGAGCCTCCATTAACGCCAACACCACCATTGCCACCTTCTGCTGGAGAATAACCACCTTCGTTACCTACTCCTCGTGTTTGCCCTGGTAGTACACCACCAGCGCTACCACCTGTAATTCCAGCGCCAACGTAAAATCTTCCACCACCACCACCAGTTGCTGTAATAGTTGCAAGAGAAGAGTTTCCACCCTTACCGCCACTAGCATTATTTGAACCAGCGCCTCCAGCGCCAATAGAAATAATAAATGGGCTACGTGGTGCAGTTAAAGTAGAAGTTCTATAACCACCCGCTCCTCCACCTGAACCAGTCTCAAATCCAGTACCAGCGCTTCCAGCGCCACCGCCTGCAATAACAAGGTACTCAATTGTTTCTGGACCAGTCCATGGAAATGTTGTTTGGTCCCATATTTTGCTAGACTTCTTTAAGCCTTGAGTTATTGTAGATGTTCCAAATCTAGTAACAGCCATGTTTTACTCCTATTCAGAAATTTCTGAACCATATGCGTGAAACGACATAGTTGCAGAAGAAGCATAAACTGTGACAACATCAGTTGCCGATAATGTAATTCCAAGTGTTAGTGCTGTTGTATCGTTAGCAGCAATAATAATATCGTATGCTATATAGTGCTTTGCTTCAAGAGTAGCACCTGCTGGACGAACAGCAATACGGAAAGTAGCGGTGCTTGCTGCTTGATTAGTTACTGTAATTGTAGAAACAACTGTCGATTTCCCAGCACCTACTGTGTAGAGAGTTGTAGCCGTTGTTGCTGATGGGTTTACTTGACCCAGTACTTTATATGTTGTTGCCATTGGTTATGCTCCCATTGTCATTAGTGCTGTTGGTGTTGAATCTTGTAGTGGTATAGCAGCAATCGCTGCTGCAACCTCTGCATCTGTAGCCTGTGCTGTGGCTGTTGACGCCAAGTTTGCTAGGTCTCTTGCTTTAGTCATTAGTATGCTCCCATAATTGTCATAATTTCTGTTGCGTATGGTGTTAAATCTGGGTTAGGAACATCCGCCCATTCAAGACCAGTAGAAGTACCAGAGTTGGCCTTAAGGAACTTTCCATTAGTGCCAACTGTTAACTTTCCTGGTGTATCTGCAGATGTTCCTACAAGCAAATCACCCTTAGCGTCAAAGACTGAGCGAGCAATAGAATCTGCTAATTCAAATGCTGTAAATGTAATAATTTCTACTATATCTCCAGCAGTAAGGGCAGCAAGAGATGAGATAGATGTTCCGTTGCTTGCTGTGTAGTCTGATGTACGGGCAAGAAGAACACCGTTGAGATATACCTGTTCCTTGCCAGGAATATAAGCAAGAGTCAAGCCATTCACATCTGCACCAGATACTGATGTTTCTCCACCTGACGCTGTGAAGCGGAATCGGTAGATGTCAGCAGTAGATGAGATTGAACCCCACTCTGTGCCTGTCCAAGCGTACATAGCATTGGTTACTGAGTTCCAGTAGATAGCACCTTCAATAAGCGCGTTGCCATCATTGTCTACTGTTGGCGGTGTTGACTTAGCGCCTAGGTAGCGGTCATCAAATGAGTCGTAAGATGCAGCAGCGGCTGCAGCAGCAGCCTCAGCAGCGGCAGTAGAACCTGCAACAGTATCTACGTAAGCCTTTGTAGCAGCGTGCAGATTGCTTGTTGGCGCGCCAGATAGAGTGAGGGCACCAGTCATAGTTGAGCCAGCCTTGAGTACGAATGACTCGTAAACGGTTCCACCTGACTGGATTGCACTTGCAATCTCACCAAGAGTATCTAATGTCCCAGGTGCTGAGTTAACTAGGTCTGCAACCTTAGTATCTACATACAACTTAGTCGCAGCATCAGCATTAGATGCTGGAGTACCAAGGTTTGTAATCTTATATGTAGCCATCGAAACATCAGCAGCAGGCGCAGCCATTTGATTTAACTTAGATGTACGTACCTGTGTGTCAAAGTCAGAGATAGTAGATGCAGCCTGTGTGCCTGTGTGGTTAGCGCGAGCGTATGGGTCGGAAACCATCTTCGCTGCAGTAATAGTTCCATTAGCAATATCTGATGCAACAATAGTTCCATCTACTAAGTCAGCAGATGTAATGCTCCCACCAAGACTTAACTTAGTATAGGCAATACCAGCAGTACCAGATACGTCAGTATTTACAATGGTTCCATCCGCAATTTTTGCAGAGGTAATTGCGCTGTCGGCAATATCTGCTGTAGCGATTGTGCCATCTAAAATCTTTGCGCTAGTAATAGCGCCATCTGCAATGTCTCCTGCAACAATTGTGCCATCAGCAATTTTAGCCGAAGTAATTGCTGAGTCTGCTACTTTGCCTGTTGTTATTGCCAGGTCTGCAATGTCAGCAGTGGCAATTCCACCATCTGCCAACTTAGCGGATGTAATGGAACCATCGGCTACCTTTGCTGTGGTAATTGCTGCATCTGCAATATCGCCAGTTGCAATAGTTCCGTCAGCAATCTTTGCTGATGTAATAGCAGAGTCAGCAATCTTTGCTGTAGTTACATTTGCATCTGTAATCTTAGCAGTAGTAATAGCGCTATCAGCCAACTTAGCAGTTGTAATATTAGCATTAGTAATCTTGGCTGTAGTTACAGAGTTGTCTTGCAACATTGCTGTTGTAATCATATCTGTATCTGTAGTCTCAAGAACATTTGCAATAGTTAAGCCATGAGCAGATGTTACATTGTTAATGTGGTCATTGGCTTCTTGGTAGTCCTGACCAATAGCCATGTGACGAACCTCAGCGCCTGCCGAGTGAGCCTGTGGAATAGAACCATCAATACTGCGCTGAATTGCAATAGTATTACTTGAGACAGGGTTACCGTCTACCTTGTAAATATCTACAATTTCTTCAAGCGCTGTATCTGGGTCAATAACCACAGTAAAGCGCTGACCTGCAATAAGTGTTTTACCACCCATAAGGGCAGCAGCAGATACAACTGTAATAGATGCGCTAGATGAAGTAATCGCAGAAGCAAGTGTTGTTTTCTGTGAACGGGATGAGTATTTTCTGACTGCCATTGACGGTTCCTATCGGCTGTAGCGAGGTCGTAGTGGATATTGCTGTTGCTGTGCCTGAGTTTCCTCAGCCAAACGTGTAGCGTAAAGTTGATATAGAGCACGTGTTGCTGTGTTACCTGAACCGTATGTACGCTTTGCGTCAATCTCATCAGCCTGTGGGCTAGTAAGAGCATTACGTGCTGGGTCAAGGAATGAAAGCAAACGATAGGCAGCACCTAGAACTACTACATCTCGAACAGATTCAGGCAGCCCCGTCTGTGCTGAGAATGACTCTTCGGATGTTTCGCTAAGTGTTGATGGAGCAGTTGCATATGTAACATTAATCTTGCGACCTGAATGAATAGCACGGTCATTGATTGTTACTGTCTGTGATGTAGCACCCCAAGTAGTTGCATCTGGGGATGAGTCCCAAGTAAATCTAGCAATAGGAATCCAGCGCTTACTAGCGCCAATCTCCTGCCAAGACATACGTAGGATGTTCTGGATATTTAGACCAGTAAATGCATATGTATCTACAACTGGGTTGTAGTTAAATGATGTGTTCTTAGCAGCAAAGATAGATGAGCCAATGGCTCGAATAGTATCTTGAATTGCACGCTTAACAGAGTGACGTGGAAATGTAGGAGCAATAACTACTCGGTCTCCTGCTGCGTGTTCATCTGCAGTTGTACCCATAAATCCACGACCATACGGTGGAACCGTAGCAGTCTTAGAGATGCGGTCATAGTCATCAATCCAGATTAGTTCATCACCAATCTGAACCATGCCTTTACCTACATTGTCCTCATTGAGTGAGAATGTAGTAGGGGCTGCAAGTGTAGATGTTGTAGTTGTAATAGCAGATGTAAGGTGAGTAGTTCTATCTTGCTGGAGTGTATAACCAGCAAGATTCATTGTCACCTCATCGACTAAATCGCTTAGGGTTACTGTCATTACCACTTCACCTTATCTGCCCAGTATGCGGCGCTTAACTTGCCTTTAGAAATATTGGAAGCATGTCGTGCCTTAAACGACTTGCGACGTGCAGCATAGGCTGCTGACTCTCCAGCCTTCTTCGGAGAACCGCTAACACCTTGCTGACCAAAACGGATGGTCTTAACTGTGCTGCCCTCTTTAGCCACAACTACATGTGACTTTTTAGGATGGTTTGGTGTGCGCTTTGGCTTGTTATAGCCAGCCACACCTGCCCTTGTTAGGCGAGAGTCTTTTTTATTCATCTGAACTTAGCCGTCTTCTTTGCTATAGATTTTGGTTGTTTAACAAATTGCTTGCCTTTGGCTGCACCAGCCCGCTTTGCAGCGGTGGTTTTAGCGTACTCAGAGGCCGATAGAGCGGCTCTAGCCTTCTTGGGTAGGTAACGCTCACCAGTTGCCTTTGACCCCTGTGTGCTGGGCTTACCTGACTTTGTGCCCCAGTCCTCTTTAGTCCACTTGGACAGAGAAGATTGAGCCTTGGTCTTAGGACCCGAGTAGCCACCGCCTGCTTTCTTGTAAGCCTGACCTAGTAACTGTGCCTTACGAGCAGACCATTGACCAGGCTTACCGCCCTTAGAGCCAGACATAATCTGGTTCTTTAGGCGTTCACGTAATGCTGCTTTGGTATAAGCCATTTACTTCTTCTTGCCCATTTTCTTTGGAGCGGCTTTCTTTGCAGACTTTTTAACTACCTTCTTACCGAAAAGACCGCCAGTTGCAGAGCCATATTCTTTCTTGCGCATTGCTGGGCTTTCAGACTTTTCGTGCTTCATCATTGCTTTCATTGAAGCATACTTTTCTTTCTTGGCTGACATTACATACCCTTCTTTGAGCGAAGAGGTCCACCACGATAAGATGAACGACCAGCGTTAGGTGAAACTGTTTTTGGCATTGGCTTCGCAGGACGGCGCTCTCTTCCTGCATTTGCTTCACTTGGAGAAATAGTCTTTGATGCAGGAGTTCCACGACGAGGTGGCTTTACTTCGTTCTTTTTAATAACTCCTGGAAGAGTCTTGGGACCAACCTTGGCTCCCTTGGGCTGAATAGCAGGAACTCCGCCACGTGTTGTGCGTGTACGTGAAGTAGATGGTGCTGTTCGACGAGTAGGAGAACCCTTGCCAGCAACAATCTGCTTGCCTGATGCGTCGTAACGACGACCCTGCAATACAGCACCAGCGAGTTGTCCTGCTTCCTTCTTTACATTTGATGGACCAATCTTCATTCCCTTAGGAAGTGGTCGGTTACCATTTAAATACTTATCAACAGCATTGCTTGCGCTCTTTGCTGTCTGCTTTACTTCCTTAACAACATTGCCAAGGTAATTAACTTTCTTAGCCATTAGATTGCTCCTACTTCTGTAAGTGGCTTGATTGATTCTTTGGTAATTGATTGTGCTGTAGTTCCAGTAGTATCTGCGTCAAAGGCTTTGCCCATAACATCGGATGCTTCTACTGCTGCCTTAATATGTGCCATAGAAGTACCAGCAGGCTGGATGCCCTGCGCACGTGCTGCGCGATAGGCATCTAATTCTCCATGCCATTTCTTATTGCTCATCTGCTTTTGTGAATTAGCATCACCAGTATTTAGTTGTAGTCCTTTTGCCTTGCAAGGGAAACAAGGATTTGTATCGCACTCTGTGTGGTCTACATTTGTTACACTTTCTTCATGCGGAAATGGTGTAGGTGACTTCTCACCGCAAAGAACACAGTCATATGCAGTAGCAACAAAGTCATGGGCTTCTGTAAAGCCCCATTCTGTAACTCGGCTAATATGATGGCACTTAGTCAATTGTTTCTACCTCATAGCCAGCAGCCTCTAAGTCCGCCTTTTCTTCTGCAGTTACTGTGTGAACAATACCGCCAAGATAGAAAGCCTCCGCTTCTTGAACTTCTTCGCTAGATGGATAACGTACTTCGTAGTACTCACCACCTGTTTTAATAACAGAGATACCTACTGGAATCTCAATACGAGAAAATAGTGGATGATATTCTCCGCCTGGATTCTCACGAATCGTAGGTGTTGTGAATCTATATGTTGCCATTTGTCCTCCTTAATGGACTTACCCCAATGCACCAGGCGAACCTGATGCATCAGAGTCAATCAATTAAGACTAAGCAGCAGGACGGCCTGATGCCGCTGTCTCGATACGAACCAATGCTGGTGTGCGGTAAAGCGCCCAGTTGATAATTCCGTACCAGCCGACTGGATTGAAACGGTTGAAGCGGTCTTCAATCTTTCCAATCTCCATGCCTGGCTCCTTCCACACAGCCTCAGCAAGTGCCTGAGCACCTGTGACGTATGTGTTGTAAACACGTGTCTGAGTTGTGGATGAACCAGAACCTGACTGTGTGTTTGTAGCGTTTGCTGTCTCAATGAAGCGAACGCCTTCCCATGAACCAAGTTCTCCACCAAAAAGTGGAGCAATGTTCTGGTAGTCGTGTGGTGTGCGCCATACGTTGTTACCTGTCTCTGTGCGGAGGTCAGCAGAAACTTCTGGGTGAATGTATGAAACAAACATTCCAGCAGCCTTTGTCTGAACACCAGCAGCACGCATCTTTGTAACAGCAGTACGAATAGCAGCAGACTTCATTGTATCTGCAGCAGTGATTGCTGTCTTAGCAGCAGCAGAACCAACACCCTCGTAAGCGTGTGTGATTGACTGTGTGCCAGATGTTGTTGAGACACGAACGACGTTTGAACCACCGTTCAACTTTGCAAGAACTGCATTGTCGAGTGTCTTTGTCATGTTAAAGCCAACTGCGTTAGCAACCCATGGGTCGATGTTGGCAATTGACATAAGGTTAATCTTCTTAACAGGAAGAACTGAGCGACCGAGTTCAAGTTGAGCAACATCAATGTATGTTGTTGCTGGGATTGATACTGAGTCTGTATCTACAGTCTCTTCAAGTGTTGCTGATGCAACATCTGTTTCCGCAATATCAGTGTTGAACTGGAAGCGAATAGAAGAACCATTGTGTGTAAGTGAGCCGACCTTCTTGTCAGCAATTTCACGGAACTTAGGCAATACACGGAGATTGGTTTCAATCAACTTGTCGTATGCTAAAGTTACGAGGTTAGTACCGTAACCACTACCTGTAGTGGTAAAAGCATCTGCCATGTGGCAAACCTTCTTTCTGAATTATTGCATCTTATTTGCGATGCCTTGGATTATGGATAGTAATTCCTCTTCAGAGTGTCCGTCGTAGTTTTGCAACAAATCAACATATTCATCTGAAGCATCGGGAGTCGCGGCGAATTGAGTAGCGCTATCCTGACGAGAAAACTCTCGTACATTAGGCTTAGCCTCTTGCTCTTCCTGCGCTGTATATCCGATTAGGTCTCCGTTATCTCGGAGCCAGTTATTAACTGCCTCTTCGTTAACTTCGTCTAAGTCCTTAAGGACTAAACGGGCAGCCTTGGAGTTGACTCCCTTAGATTCTAGAACTTTAGAGACAGTAGACTCTCGCTCTTGACGTTCGAACTTTTCAAGGCGTTCAGTCAATTCTTTGATACGCTTCTCTTGTTCTTTGGTAACTTTCCTAAGCGGATTTTTCCGATTATCAGTTTCCGTAGATTCATCGAATGTATCTAGTTCGTCTTCTTCGTTCCAGTTATCGTTGCTTCTCATGCAACCTCACCCTTCTATTCGTTGTAGTTCGCAAGCCACAGTGACTACTCGGGGAAGTAGGCTGGCTCTTGCTACCAGTCTTTTACGCCTGACGGGGCTGGTGTATCCGTCTAGGGATTTTAGAATGAGCCTGTATTACCGCTCTGTTGTCCAGTACGCAGGCGACCAGAGGAGCCGCTGAATGAGGCAACCTCTTGCTCTGCTAACTGCTGACGCTTACGCTTAGCACTTGCTGTGCCCTTAAATACTTCTGCCTCTGCAGTTGCCTGGTCATACTTGTTACCGTAGATGTCACCCAACTTGGTGGCAGTAGGCATAATCTCGCCAATATTGGCGTATCCTTCTCTAGCCTGCGCTTGAGTTACACCAAACTGTGCAAGGGCTGTTGCTGCCTCAGCAGATGTAGCAAGGTTCTGACCCTTGGCTGCAGCGCCAATCTCAGCGGCTGTAACCTTCTCCTGCAACTTAGGCAGATTGTCCTTAGGATTGAGGAAGTAGGTAAGCAAATCTTCTTCCTTAATTCCAAAGAACGAAGTTAATGTTTCCTTGATTGCTGGGTCAGCATTCTTAACACGTGTGGCTACAGTATCTACACGGTCTTTAAACTCAGTTGGAGATACATCTCCACCAATAACGTCTGCCATTTTAGCCTGACGAGTCTTAGCATCTGCACCAAAGTATGATGCTAGACCAAATGACTTAAGAGTTTCAGAGTATGCATTCTCAAGGTTGAGATACTCAGCCTCAGATAGAACGTTAAGTCCTGCCTTGCGGCGCTGTTCGTTACCATCAAAACGCTTTAGATATGCAGGCTCGCTCTTGAGAGCAAGTGATGCTTGCTCAGAACCAAGACCCTCATCCATATAGCGTTGTATAACTGGAACTAAATCATCTAGACCATAGTCTTTAAATGCTGCCTCAAGGATACCGTAGGCATCCATGTTAACTGTATCCTTATACTTGCGACCAGAACTAGCAAGAGTCTTCTTGCTTCCATCGCTATAGATACCAATAGTGTTTCCGTATGCATCTGTAATTGTATCAACAAGAGTAATCTCTACAGGAGGCTTTTCCTCTTTATCCTTAGGCTTGCCATCTCCACCTACTGGTGGTGTGCCACTACCCGTTGGAGCGCCTGTCGCTGCAGGTGCTACTGGAAGATTAAGATATTTCTTCTCTTCATCAGTTAGAGCCTGACCACCAGTAAGTTTTCTAAGAGTAGCCTGTCCATCTATCTTGGTAGGTAGCGGTTCGCCAAAGCCTGCGCCATCGCCTAGTCGTGATGTATCTATTCTCGCCATTATGCCATCAATCCGAATGACTTAAGGATTGAGTTAGCAAAACCTGCTGCCTCTTCCTTAGCACCCTGTGTCTTTAACCACTGTGACTTTGTCTTAGGATTAGTGCGAAGCATCTTCTGATATTCAGAGATAGTCATAACACCTTCCTTACCTTCATTCTTAAGGGCTGCCTGAATATCTTCATCGAATACACTTACTGCTGTATCTGGAAGTTCAAGCATCTTGCCCTTGTAGTATGCAAACTGATTTGATATATCTGAAATCTTTACGCCTTGGTCAATTAGTGGAGATAACTTGCCATAGAATGCCTTGGACATTTCAATGATTGACTTCTTCTCTGCATCTAACTTGCCAGTTGTTAGGCTTCCGCCAGGAACTAAACCACCAGTTACTTTATTAAGAGCCTGCTGTGCATCCAACTGAATGCCGTAGTCAGCAGCATATGCACGGAGTTCTGCAACATCCTGAGCAATCTTGCCGTTGCCCTTAGTAATCTCTTCAATTGCTGTGCCTTTAACTGCAGGCTTTAGGACATTCGCACGAATGCGGTAATAGTCTGTCTCTTCAAGATACTCGCCAGTAGTAGTCTGCTTACCACCAGAGGTGGTGCTCTTTTTAACAGCCTTCTTCTCTTCTTTGTTTACCTGGTTATAGTAATCAAGTTTTTCTTCTGGGCTAGCCTTGCGACCAAGGTAGTCCATAAAAAACTCATCAATATCCTGGTCTGTCTGTGTGCGGCTAGATACTGATGCACCTGCATTAATATTTGAACCAGCGCCAGCAGAAACACGCATGCCTAGCCATGAGTTATATGATGTAGATGACTCAACACCAGTATCAAGGAAGTTAGATACATACTCAACTGAGGAGTTACGAGCAGAACGGACTACAGCGCCATTAAGCGCTGTGGAATCCTTAGTCTTAAACTGCTGCTCATTCATGTAGCCAGCCTTGTATAGGCGCTCACGAAGAGATTCTAGTTGTCCACTTGCTACTGCGTTCTTAATATAGACATTACGAATAGCATCTGCACCTAGAACTGGTCGATAGTTACCAGCATTGTCAATGTATAGAAAGACTTCGCCTTCTACTCCATCAATCTTACCGTTAAGAATCCACTCAGTACCATTATTGGTAGTGGTAACCTTAGCAATTGGGTTAGCACCACCAAAGTCTTGCTGCATATCCGAGATTGCTGCTGCGGCTCCAGACTGAACTTTGCCAGAATTGACAGCACTAACTTCTGGTGACTTACCTGTGCCTGCCATTATCTGCCTCCTGCTGAATATGTGTCACGTGAATAGAATCCAAGGATTGGTGCAAATACTGCACGGTTAGCCTCTTTAACTGATAGGTCTGATTGCATAAGGACGTTCAATTGCTCCTCAATAGCAGCACGCTTAGCACGCTTTGAATCAGAGAAGTTCCAGAGTAGTCGCATCTGTGGGTCATTAGAGAATGTAATAAACTCACGAACCATCTTAGTTGCGATACTCATCTTCTTTCGAGTATCTGAATTAATTGGTGTACCCTTATCGACAATAGCCTGTTCGATAGATGAGAGTAGACCTTCTTCGGTGGCTACTTCAAATCCACCTGTTTCAAGGGCTGCACGTAGTAATGGATTGCCAGTCTTAAGAGAGTTTCGTCGTGCGCTAGCACTATCAATAATAGCCTTACGCATAGGAATACTGAACTCACTGTCCAGTGCTTCCTTCTCTTGACGTTCAATATCAAAGTAAGCCTGCTTAGCGCGGGCTACTTCTACGTTCTTAAGATAGTCTTCCAACTTAGGGGACTTGATAAGGTCCTGTCCTTCTAACCATGCATATGCAGATGCAGTGTAATCACCGACCTGTGGTGCAAAGATAAAGGCTGTCTCGCCATAGGCGTTGATAAAGCCCTTGTTGAAGGTAGACCAGTTCTTAACTTGGTCTGTCTTTTGAATTAGAACCTTAGTAGTCTTCTCGTTACGAGATACTGTGTAGATAATCTTGCCTGGATTCTTGCCAACAAACATAGCAACTGCTAGTTCATATGGGTCAAATACAGTATCTGATTCAGTCTTAGCAATACCAGATAGGATGTCAAAGAACTCAGCACGTAGGTTTACAATACCTGTATTCTTAATGTAGTCTGGTACTCCCTTGCTTTCGCGCAAGGTAGGAGATACTGGTGAAATCATACCAAGGATTGCACGCATAGCAATTACGTTGTGTGATGCAATCTTAATGTCACGGATAAACTTATCGCGTTGAACATCTGTTGGGTTCTCAGGAAGCCTAGATTCAGGACCACCGAATGCCTGTGTATATGCAATAGCCTGGAATGCGGCCGTAGTTTCCTGACGGCTTAACTCTGACTTAGGCATAATGTCATATAAGTTCTGTAAGAACAATGGCATTAACGCCTTCTTGAATGTCATATTGTCACCAAGATTACCTAGTGCATATGTATCAAACTCATCTGCAAAGAACTCACCTGCATCACCAATCTTGCCTGGCATATAGCCAAGAAAAGACCTAAAGCCAATAAATGATAGTGCAGCAACTGGACCGCTGAGTCCAGGCTGTCCTGCTTCTGGTGAAAATGATGGGTTAATCAAACGCAACTTAAGAGTTACATCATTAAACTGTGGAACCTTAAATGAACCACCAGTAAACTTACGCATTACTGGTTCAACTGCACCATTGATAATGCTATCTGTAGGTAGCACTACATACGGTTCGCCCTTTTCATCATAGTGAACCTCACCGCGAGCAGACAATCCTTGATGCGCTAGGCGCATACGATAGATAACCTGCAATGGCTTCTCACGCATAAGACGGTAGTAACGTCGCCAGAAGTCTTCTGTTGCACGATAGAAGCGTGCTACAGTTCTAGTAGATAGTGCAAAATTAGAACGAATGTTTGGGTTATCAACATACTTTAGAACTGAATCGGCAGCCTCTTGCATAGCAATTTCTGTATATCGCTTACGCGCTAAGTCTTCCATCTGGTCTTTAGTACGTGCATACAACTTATCATCTGAGAGAATACGAGGATTAGCCTCTTCTGCTCCACGCATTAACTGATTAACAAACTCATCTTGAAAACCAGTGTAGCCTTCACGAAGGCGACCATATGTTGTGAGGATTGCTGGCTGACGGAATAGACCATTTACCTGACGGTCCATGCTCTCCATGATTGCGTCGCCAAACTTGCTCCACATATTAGGCAGTTCATTACCATCGATAAGTTCTACAAACTCAAGGGCTGTGTTGATTTCGCCAGTTGGCTGCTTGCCTACTGTTGCTCTCTCAAAGTCTGCAAACTCAATATTTGCTGCAGCCTTAGACCACTTGCCCTTAACGGTCTTGCCAGTTTCCATCTCATAGGCAACAAGTCGGTTATGACGCTCAACCATTAGATTGAATAGGTCATCATTGAATGACTCAGGACCACCATGGAATGTATTGCGCATGTCAAGAAGCATGTTCTCAATATGAATACGAGCAATCTCTGCATCCCCTACCTTGCGCTGACGCAAGAAGGCTGAATCAGCAAACTCATTGATGAATGCATCAGCAGTTTCTTTGCGCTTAGGGTCAATATTAAACTGCTTTGTCTCCCAATCGTACTTAACACCAATGCTCTCAAGCATTTCTGTGCGAGCAATAGCAAAGTCCTTAGGAGTACGGAGTCCATTGTTTCTAAAGAACGATGTAGTTGGGTCTACAACTGTGTCGTTAAAGGTTTTAACGTTAGGAACCATCTGGCGATACCATGCATCAAAGTGTGCAAGTGTTAGATACTTGTCATTTACTCGACGAAGTTCTTCTGTTGAGAAGATTCTAAACTTTTGACCTACCTTGATAGCGGCATCATTAAGAGCCTGTGTCAAAGTACTAGGAGTAAAGACTGCATCCATAACATTCTTATCAAAGCGTCCTCCAAGGGAGGTACGTGCTGCGATAGAAGAAGCCATTGAGTTCAATGTGTCTGGATGATATACAAATGCTTCCTTGATGTACTTGTAGTTACCCATTGAGGCATCTACTCCATACATTGCATAGACTCTTGCTACAGTTTCTTCACGAATCTGCATGTGAGTAATCTCTTCAACTGGAACACCCAGGTCATCTGCTAACTGACGTGCAATAGTTGCACGCTCTGCAGGAGATAAAGCATTCTCTGGTCCGCCAGAACGAAATGCTTTGTTAATTCCACGCTTAATTGGACCGACTGCATTCATAGAACCAGTAAGTGCTGTAAGTACATTCTTCTGTTTGCGAATATCAGCACTAGCAAAACGGAACAAGTCCTGTGCTGGTGCGCTAAAAGCATACATAAAGGCTTCATCAATAGCAGAACGAATACCTAGACGTGGGAAAAGAGTCAGAATAGTCCAGAAGTTTACGAACTCGCTGACATACTTGTTACGTGTAGCGCCATCAAAGATGGCAGGAATGGAATCTTTGCGTGCAGTTTTTGCAGCAACCTGCATAATCTGCTCATATGGCAATGTTCCAATAGCCTTAGCCAACTGACCTGGCTGAACACCACCACGTGCATTAAGAAATGGCACGTCGTTTTCAATTCGAAGCGTATGCTCGCTTACTTGCTCAGCAAAATTCTTTGGAACAGGTGTCTTTGGTGTGGTTGTCATGTTGGCAAATGTCTTACCAAGGACTTCCTTCATCAAACGCTTGCCTTCTACTGTCCCATGCAAGCCATAACGGTACATAACAGCACCATAAAGATTACGAAGGATAACAATCTGTTCATCTACGTTAGCCTTGCCCCATTCAAATGCTACATAATCAGCAATATCGCGTGTAAATACCTGACGTGCTACAAGGCGCACCGTGTTAAGTGACTTGTCTGCATCCTTACCAAGGTAGATAAGGTCAGAGCCAGGGTTACGAGCCATCAACTTACCAGTAATTTCAGCAAGTCTACGTGCTTTCTTAATATCCTTATCAATATCTAAGAATGTCTCAACACCAGCACGGTTGACTCCAAGGTCAATCTCTTCGCCAACTACGCGAAGGATATCTAACTTAGACTTTCCTTCTGCTTCTAGTTTAGCCATTCTATCTGCTACGCCCTTATTAACAGCGCTTGGATTAAAAATAGAATCAGCAACGCTAGCCATACCAGCAGAAACATGACGCTGATTGCGTGCAGTAATAACACCATTACGCATGTAGGTAATACCATCTACAGTATCACTAAGGAGAAGTTTGGCATTCTGAACATCACCAGCAAAGAAGTCTCTAGCAGAATCTGCATCAAAGATTTTATTATCTGAGAACAGATTAAGAGTTGTATCGCTATTTACGCCAGGATAATCCTGACCAATCTGACGGCGAATTGCAGTCTTCTCTGCAGTAGTAGGAGCATCAGAGAACTTTTTAATCTGTTCTCCAAGTCCATCCCATACCTGACGAATATCTGGCTCGTCAAATAGGTTTTTAACTGAACCTTTGTAGTTACCCTTTTTTGCTTCGTTAGCAATGATGGCTGCTTTTTCAGCACCCTTAGTGGCAGCCTTAGTTGTGCCACCAGTTACATATGTAAGTGGGTCAACTACAACTTGATAGACAGCATCAATAGCACCAGATGAGCGCTTAGCAATTCTTTTATAGGCATCAATCTGCTCTTGAGTTGGCTTGTCGCCAAAGAAGAATCGGTTAATCCAATTGTTTTCAATTACTGGTTTCTCTTCAAAAACACCATCACGGATGAAGTCACGTCCTGGAGAGGTACGTGCATATCCGACATCTTTCATAATAAGTTTAAACTTATCTTCTTCATCAAATGCAGTTACAATTGCTTGAGTAATCTTTTCGTCGACCTTGCCGTACTCTTCAATTACTTCACCAGGAGTCTTACCTGCAAGTAGTCCCTTTGCAACGAGCACCATTTCCTTGCCATACTTTTCTTCAAGGATAGCAACTGAACCCTTATCGTAGAGTTCCTTGCCATTATAAGCATCTGACCAAGTCTTCTTAGCAAAAGGATTTGCACCTTGCTGAATCTGGCGTGCAGCAGAGTAACCAGTATTAATTGCCTTACCGTACTCTTCTGCAACCTTAAAGGTTGAGATGATAGGAGAAGCAAGACCTTTAGCAACAGTTCCAATAACACCTAAGCCACGCTGTAAAAGACTAGGGTCTTCTTTTGTAAACTCAGCATCTGGATAGATAGCACGAATAGACTGCTGTGCATCTTCTGTTAGGGAACGAAACTCTTTTTTGGCAGCATCAGCATTCATGTTGCGAAGTTTCTTAGCAGCCTTTACGGTGTAAGAAAACTGCTCAATCATTTGCTGGCTTTGTGGGTCAAGGTTTGCTTGATTGACAGCCTTGTAAATGTTAGGACTTAGTTCCCCAATGACAGGATTAGTTATGCGAGCCATTAGTACCCGTATTCAGAAATGATAGCGTAAAGCATCTCTGCTTCGCCGCTATTGTCGTACTGCGCAATCTTGCGAATAGTCTCAGAAAGAGTTGGTTCCTGTGTAGGCAATCCTAGTGCTTCACTTCCAGCACCTGGTCCCATATCAATACCATTTGTAATAGGTTCATTAGGGCGCATGCTTGGCGCTCCTAGTGGTGTAGGCATCTCCATTGGCGCAGGCTCTGCCTTACCAGCCATAGGAGCAGCAGTCTGCTGTGCCATTGTGTTTTCGCCATAAGGCATGCCTGGCATGTACTTAGCGCCTTGTGTTGGTCCACCGTCTGTGCGCTGTGAAAGTGCTCCTGGTCCCGATACTGGTGCAGGATTTGCTGGCTTGCGGTATCCGCCTTGTTCTGCCATTATTCTTCATCCTCATCATCATACGGAATAGGGTCAATTTTATTTGGTAGTTCTGGGATAATCCAGTCAGGATATGAATCCTTATCTGTAATCATTGCGATACAAATATCAATTGGAAATCCTGCAACGCGTAGCGCCTTGTAATACTCATTGAGACCAATGCAGTATTTTTCTAGCGGTGTGTAATCATCTGATAGAACAGTACGTACTTTTGCTTGACGTACTGGCTTCTTACGTGCTGCCATGATTCCCCCTAGATAATTCGCTGTTGCTGTGTCTGAACTGAACCTGATGCCTCTCCACTTGTATTCAAGCGGCTAAGCAGCATCTGTAAATCTGGTCGCCCTGGTTGTACTGGAGCGCCTCCTGCTGGAGCGCCAGGAGCAGAGGGGACGGGTTGCTCAACTGGTTCACCAGCAGGAGGATTCTCTGGTGTAAACACTTCCTCAATGACATCCTCAATTGAGCGACCAGCCTTACGTCCCTTGATTGCCAAAGCAATCTTTTGAATAACTGGTAGAGGGTCTTGACCCTGTGATGCCATCTGCGGAATTGTTTGCGTATATGCCTGCAGTGAACCAATGAGAGCCTTGCGAAGTTTTTCAACTTCTATCTTCTCTTGTTCCTGTGTGACGTTGATTCCGAATGGCATTTCTCGCTGTGCCAAGTCTACGGAAATCAAATCGCCGCCCAATGCCTGCAGCATAAAGATAAGGCCCTGTGCAGGGTTAAGCCCTGCCAGCATGCCGTAACGGACATCGGCTGAATAGTCACCCTTAATGTCCTTAGATGGTGTGTACTCAAGAGCATAAGGTGCGCCAGCATCTACACCACGAATTGTCTTCTTAACATCAAATACTGTTTCGTCAACTTCAAAGCAAATAGAAATAACATTCTTAAGTGCTGATGCAAAGATTGCTTGTGCTGACTTAATCTGGGTATCGAATCCACCCATGAGGGCTTGAACGCCCTGTCCTGTAATAATTGATGCGTCTACGTTACCAGTTCGTGATTCTGGATAACGTGTTCCCGTACGCAGTTCTGCTTGTAGAACCTGCTGCTCGCTAAATGCACCAGCAGGGATAGGTAGTTCGACACGGCGAACACCTGCAGGATTGTTTGTGCGGATGACTCCATCGCCACCAAACTCAAACTCCTGCACATCCGAAGGCAAGACGATAGGTGACTGCACTGACTTCTCTGCTGCTTCCATCGCAAGTAATGCGAAACGATTTCGAAGCAACTGAATACCAAGCACGTCATCAAACTGTCCACGCATTTCGCCATCAATAGATGGCTTACGTGCAATGTGGACTAGCATCTTCTTGACTGGATTCTCAGCCACCGATACAGGATAGTTACCACGCTCTGGAATATAAATTACAGATTGTTCTTTATCATAATATCGAATAACTGTAAGATACGCATTTGTGTCTTGGTCATAACCATCCTTACCAAGAATGCCATCCTCATGCTCAGGAAACTGAGCAACGAGTTCTGCAATTGTCATGCGATACTTTTTAGCAAAGGCTACACAGCGCCCATAGCGGTCATACTCAGGGTAAGCACCTACTGGGTTTTCTATGCGAATGCGTGGTAGTCCTGCTTCTTCGTCGAACTCAATAATGAATGGGACGAAACCAAATGTGATATACCAGTCCGCGCCTGTATACATCTGTACTTGCAAATCAGAATTGATGAAGTAGTTCGCAGCAATCTGCGTGCGACGGTCTGCGAACTTACGTGACTTATCTTCAATCTTGTTGATTGCAGAGCAGTTAATGGCAGGAAGCGGAGCCATAACTTCCGAAAGGTCACGTGCAACAATGTCGATAAAGTTAGCGACAACGTTTGCATCTACTCCATCAGGAAAAAAGTCAGGATAAACACTAGCAATATCGCCACGACGGACGGCAAGAACATCTTCCTGGCGTGAGTCGCGCTCACGTGCGCGGTGCTTGAGTGACTCAACACGCGCCGCAATCTGCTTTACTGTTAACATTAAAATCCTAACGGTTGATTAAAAACTATTACTTCTTCTTCTTTTTATTGTTATACTTACGGAGTTCATTTGCAAGGCCTGCCACAGAACCTGCACCAGTAAGTCCAGCAGCGGCAAGAATCTTCTTAATAGTCGAATCAGACATAGGCTCTTTGTATTGGGCCTTCATGAACTTAGTATCTTTAATTGATTGCTTTGTTCTTACTCCATCAGGTCCATAATCCATTGACCTGCGCAGTGCAAACTTTTGCTCTGCTGTTGATTTCTTTGGAGCCTTATCTCCAGGCTTCATGTTTTCAAAAGCCTTTTTGCGGTCTGCGTAGTACTTTGATACGCGGGCATTTGATTCAGCCTGTGCATTAGCGCGTGATGAACCTGGCTTAGACTTTAAATTCTTGTTAGCAGACTTAAGCGCACGCTTCTCGACCTTTGCAGTTGCAGGATTTGTACGGCTACGTGCAGCGCTTAGTGCCTTGTTTGCTTTAATTGCTTCATCTGGGCCAAAGATATTATACTTTCCGCCCTTAACTGTTACAGAACTTGGCTCTGGCTTAAGTTCTACCTTAGGTTTTGGTGCAGGCTTTGTGCCGTTACCTGGGCGAACGCTAATGCGTGCTGCTCCACCAGTTCCCATTGAACCACCCTTTGCCCCACCGCCAGGTGTTGCAAGAGGATTTTGCATTTTCTTCTTTGGCTTAATTGCCATAATAGTTTCCTTATCCAAATTGCTCGTTCCACTGCTCTTGATATGCAGCGTCGAGGTTGACTGATTGACGTTTTGATAGTTGAGCACGTGTAGCCCAACGATTATCTTTATATCGGCTTGTGAAAGAAGCCGCTTGCATTAGTTCCTTAGCACGCAAAACGCCAAACCAGAGTGCCATAACGCAGTCGGTTTTGCCCTTAGTGTTTGGCTTCCAGGTCATCAACTGTTGGAGCAAGGCTTTCATGCCTTCAGAGCCTTCAGTAGATGGGAATTCGATAATGTTGTTATTCTGGAACTTATCATCACGCATAGTTCCGAATAGGCTTGACATAGATGCTACGCCAAGGTTTGTGTCCCACTTGTTCTTGCCAGTAAAGTGTGGCTTAAGAGAGCAGCCATACTGGGCAAGCCATTGAATCAAGTCATCATCTAGGGCATAGCCCTTCTGATGAGCGTTAATCTCAACGCGAAACTCTTGAGGTCGGT